TGCGCCTGGTGGAGGATCATGCGGCGGTAGGACCATTCGTCCGGCCCCGTGTAGAACAGCCGTCCGCCGACCCAGGAGAAGTCGTCCAGCGTGGCATCGCCCAGGAAACTCTCGATCGCCTGCCGTGCGGCGGCGGTGCCATCCGCGCTGCCGGCCGCGCCGACGGCGATATCGAGCGTGATCCGCCCGCGCCAGGGGAAAGCCGCCTGCTCCGCTTCGCCATAAGGATCCGGCAGACCGTTCCCTTCGCCGATCTCCATGAGGATGAAGGGATAATAGGTGACCTTCAGCCCCCTCGCCTTCAGATCGGCGATCGCCCGCAAGACGCCCTGGTCGCTCGGCGTTCCGCCATAGGCCGGCCCGCCGCCCTGATAGGCAATGCGCTCCGCCGAAGCCCGGCCGAGCGTCCCGACACGCCAGTCCTCGGTCTCGTCTCGATCGTCGATCTCCACCTTGGGCTTGAACCGGCAGGATCCGGCCCGAAGGTCATCGCCGAACCAGGCCACCACCAGGGCCGCGCGTTTCAGGGCGGGACAGAGCGCCGTCAATTCGTTCATGGAAGCGGTGAAATCGCTCTCTCCATGGAGGTTATTCCGGTTCAAAAGCGCATCTTCGCCTTCCGCGATCCGCTCGCGCACGACCTCGGGATCGAGGCCATGTTCGCTCGCGCCGGGAATGACGGTGATCGCGCGGATCTGGCCTTCCAGCTCACCGATCGGCCGCAGAACCTCGCAACTGATCTGCGGAATACGGTTGCCATAGCGTTCGAGCGCCAGCCGCTCGAAGACGATATAGGCGAGCCCACGATAGGCCGGCGCATTGCCCGCGCCCTGCCTCGCCTCGATGAGCGGATCGGGGTCTTGCGTCTCGTCGCCGAGATAGACGCGGAAATTCACCTCGGCGAGGTCCATTTCCTCGCCATCGGCCCAGATCCTTCGGATGCCAGCGATCGGCCCCTCGCAAAGGCCGAGGGCGACATTGCCGAAATAGCTGTAGGTCGTGACCTCTACCGTCGGCTGGGCGGACTTGCCACCCTGGCGTTCGGTGTTGACCTCCTCCTCGAAACGGGTGGTCCAGATCACCTGACCGGCGATCCGCGCGGTGCCGTAGATGCGGGGAATGCCGGTGCCTTCTTCCGCCGCCATGATGCGCAGGCTTTCGAGCCGCGCGCCCTCGACCCGCCGGGTCTCGCCGAAGAGCGACTGGTCGATCGCCGCGCCCGCGAGCGCACCGGCCGCACGGCCGAGAACCGCGCCAAAGGGACCGCCGATGAAGCTGCCGAGCACCGTCCCGGCAGCCTGCAGAATGAGAGTTGCCATCAATCACTCCGGAAAGCGGAAAGAGCCGGAAAGCCGAGCGCGCCAGGCCTTTGGAAAAGCGGAGGAGACGACCGCCGCGCTCTGATAGGCGTGGATGATGCGCTCGCCCTCGTCGAGGATCGCGCAATGGGTTGCCGGCGCGCTCCGCCGCCAGCGAAACAGGAGGACGTCCCCCGGCAGCGCATCAGCGAGATCGACCCGGAGGAGATGCCGTTCGGCCGCTTCCGTCAGCCGATCCGTCCCACTGCGCAGGCTCCAGGTCACGGCATAGGCGCCGGGCGTTTCGGGCTCGCAGCCGTAAAGTTCACGCCACACGCCCCGGATCAGGCCGAGGCAATCGCAGCCGACACCCCTGGTCGAGCCCTGATGCCGGTAGGGCGTGCCGAGGAAGGCGCGAGCAGCGAGGAGCGCCCGCTTTCCGACATCGTCCCTCATGGCACTACCGGCGACCCGTCATGCAGATTGCCGGATTTGGCGACGGCGAGCACCGCGACATTTCCGGGAATATGCGGAAACCCACGAAAGTTCTGCCGGTTGGCGAAGCGGTCGCGGCAGGTGGAAAAGCGCTTGTCGCACCCCTGGACCAGACGAAAACGATCGCCCGCTTCGATCTGCGCAACGATGGGCTCGGCGAGGATGAGCCGCACCGTTCCGGCTCCCGTCGCCGCTGCCGAAGCGACGTCGGCGCCGAGGCACGCTGCCTTTCCGTCCAGAATCACGGCTCGGCCGAAGACGTAGCGATCGGGAGCCGTGCCCAGCGGCGTTGCCGTCTCAATCGTCTGGCCATCGGCCGAGGCGACGACGCATTCGACCGTAAAGGGCGCAGCCGAAAGGTCGAAGCCGCATCGCTCGTCCCCGAGAACGGCATCGCAGCGACGGCGATAAAGCCGGCCGCGCACGGCATCGAGCTTCGTCGCGAGGCTCCGCAGCTCGGCTGTGAACGCGACCGAACCGCGCTTCACCTCGCCGATCTGCGAAACGTCGACCCGCAGATGCGCGGCTGGATTTCGCCAATCGACCACGAAGGTCTCGACCTTCGCCCCGTCATAGCGACTCGCCGCGATATCGGCCTCGGTGATGGCGGTGGACGACAGGGCGCCCTCCACTTCCCGCGTCGTAGGGCCAAGGCCCAGCGCGGCTTCCGCCTCGCTCGCATGCAAGCCGGAGGTCGCCTCGAAGCGCGTCCCGTCGAATTCGAGCGGCCCGTCATGGTCGGTAAAGCCGAGAACGACACCGTCCTTGCGGGTCAGTCGCCAGCAATGGCTGAGCGTCGTCACCGGGCCGGCGGTCGCCGCCAGCATGTCCGGCGAAAGCGTTCTCATGGCCGCACCTCGATCAGGGGAATACTGGGAATGTCGCCGGCCTCGAAAGCGGCGATGTTGATGGCGAGCTGGTCGAGATCGAAGCGCACCGGCACGTCGAATTCGAACCCGGCCGTGATCGCCGCCGACATCGGCGGCGGCGCGTCGAAGCTCACGATCCCGGTGGCCGCATCCACCGTGACGCCGCTCGCCACGGCCACTCCGTCGACGGCGATCGTCACCGTCCCCACGACCGGCTTTTCGATCGGCCGGCGATAGGCCCCTTCCCCGCTCCCATAGGACTTCACGAGTTGGAAATCCGTCGTCGTTCCGTCGCCGACACCGATCGCCTGGTCGAGGGGCGACTGCGCCTGACCAAACGGCGCGGAGGAGTGATCCAGCGGGTCGCGAAAGCGAAAACCGGTGAGCTTGCCGCGCCGCGCTTCGAAGAACTCGGCGACGGCCACCAGATCAGCCAGGCTCTTCAGCCCCGAACCCGCATCATAGCGATGGACGGAGCGGGCATGGCGCTGATTGCGATGTTCGAAGCCGGTAGACAGCCGCACGATCTCGGTCAGACGTTCCGGTCCGCCGGTGGTGCCGAAGGCGATGCGCAGCGGAAAGCGCTCCTCGCTGAAGCTCTCGATCGCCATCGCCTCACACTCCCCGGCGCCCGCGCACGGCCGCACGGGTCAGCATTGCCTGGATCTGGGCTTCCGCCCGCCGGAAGCTTGGGGCGTCCGGGGTTGAGACGTTGAAGATGATGTTCGGCACCTCGCGGGAAGCCGGCGCCGCCACCCCCAGCGTCCCGTCGACGCCCCGGCTCAGAGGCAGGATCGCCTCGGCACCCGCCTCCCCCATCAGTCCGGTCTTGCCGCCCACCGGGAAGTAGCTCGGCGTCGAGACCACACCGCCCTTGGCGAAAGGCAGGATGGATGCCGATCCCGAGGCCGCCGATGCGCCCGCCAGTCCGGAAAAAAGCTGGCCGATGGCGTTGGAGGCGAGATCGCCCAGGGGTTTGAGTGCCGCGTCGAGCGCGATCGAGGAAAGCCGCATGGCGAGCTGGCGCAGCACCCCGTCGAGCGACCGGCTGCCGGTGACGGCACTCGCGAAGGCCGATGTCAGGGCGGAGCCAAAGCTCTCGGCCCGTTTCGACAGGACGCCCAGCGCCTTGTCGAGGCCGGTCGTATCCGCGCGGATCGCGACGGTGAACGTTTCGTCTTCTTCCATCGTGTTGGAATCCGTCATTGAGGATCGTTTGGCGAGCGCCGGTGTCCGAGGGGCTCGCCGATCGCGGAGGAATCAGGAAAGCGCGCGATCAACCGCTCGAACTCCGAGCGCGAAGGCCGGGGCCCGGCCGCGCCGATCCGTGGACCAAGAACGCTTGCCAGTTCGCGCGGCGTCATCCGCCAGAAGGCCTCGGACGAAAGCTTGAGGATGCCGAAACCGACCGCCATCGCCTCGTCCCAGGGAAACGCTGCACTTCCCTCTTCTGCCGCCCGACGCGGCGGCCCGCTCAAGGGTTTGCGGTGCCTGCGCCGGCCGCCTCCTCGCCGTTACCGAAGGCCGCCGAGAGAAGCTCCGCCGCAAGCGCGGCCGCGCCGGCAGCCGCCCGTCGATCCGCATGGTCTCGACCTCGGCATCGTTCACCTCGGCCCCACCCCCGCGAAGGCCGGCGCCGATGATGCGGATGAGATCGCGGGCCGAGAGCCGGCCCGACTGGAACCGCTCCGCGAGCGCGCCGAGATTGTCGGCAGCAAAGGCGTCTTCCAGTTCGGCGAGCGCGCCCAGCGTCAGGCAGAGCCGCCGCTCCTCGCCGTCGATGATCGCGGAGACCTCGCCGCGTCGTCTGTTCACCGCCATGGTCAAAGCGCCGAGAAGGTCAGTGCGCCGGCGGATTCGAAGGTGGCCTCGAAGGTGACTTCGCCATCATGCTCGCCGCCATATTCGAGCGCCGTCACCTGGAACGGCCCTTCGATCGTGCCGAAATCGGGGATCACCGCCTGCAAGGCGGCAATGCGTGATTCGAAGAAGATCTGTCGTAGCTCGGTGTCCGAGGTCGCATCCTTGAAGATGCCGCCGCCCGAAAGCGAAGCCCGCTGCACCCCCGCCCCGCCCAGAAGCTCACGCCAGCGCCCGGCGCTCTCACTGTCGGTGATATCCACCGTCTGGGCGTTGAAGGCGATCCGGCGGGCGCGAAGCCCGGCGATCGTCTGGAAACTGCCGTCTCCATCCGCGTCCAGCTTCAGAAGAAGATCCTTGCCGCGTTGCGCGCTCATCTCGAACAACCTCTCCCTCGCGGCCAAAGCCTTGCCGCGGCCAATAAAAAAGCGGCCCCGAAGGACCGCCGGTTCATGTGTCGATTGTGATGTCGGTCGAAGTCGCGCCCGACCGGCCTCCGTTCAGAGGCTCAGTCTCGGGCCCGTCATCCCTGCGATCAGGAGGCGAGCGGCTCCGTGACTGCCCGGAACCGCAGAATGCCATGATAGGTGGCCGTATCCGTCTCGCGCCGCGCCTCGGCGAATTGCAGCCGCAGATTCACCAGCTGATGGCCTTCGAGGGTCAGATGCGCGTCGTTCAGCCGTTCCGAGATCTTGTCCATGATCTCGTAGGTCTCGGCCTTGCCGCCACCCTTCGCCCAAACATGGAGCGTCAGAATATGCTCGGCGCCGTCCTCGGTGCCGGTCGACCAGTCGACGACGGCCGTCCGGCCGAAGGTGAGATAGGGAAAGCTCGCCCGCTCCGGCCGCCGGTCGAACACCTTCGGTCCGCCGAGAAGCGCCGTCAGCGCCGGGTCGGAGGTGAGTGTCGAAAAGATTGTTTCCTGAAGTTCAGCGCTGGGATGCGCCATTGGACCGGTCCTCGCTCACGGGATCCTACACTATGAAATATAAGTCGAAACGAACGCCTCGTCACGCGGTTCGAGCGTTCCTCGATCAAGTTTTTGCGTGATCGCCATTCCCGGCCGAGCCGCTCTCTTGCCATGCCGCTTCGTCATCGTCCCACGGATCGGCGAAAAGCGCCGCAATCGTCCCGTTTCGGTCGAGATTGGAGGTCGCCGGTAACTCATTCATTGGCTGGCTCCGGCCGGTTCTCGTCATCCGAGCCACCGCCTTTCCCACCCGACGGCGGAATCCGCGGCTGAGGCCTGCGGCGTCGATCGTCACGCTGAACCGCATCGGTCTCAACGCTCCTCTTCGCAGCGGCAGACGAGATAGCGTCCCGTTTCGTCGGGATCATGCACCGAAAGGATCACGAGCCGCCTCGACCCGATCCGCAGCGACATGCCCCGCATCACGTCCCCATTCGCCCGGCAGATCACCCGATGGGTCACGAGCGCCTCACGCTGGTCGAAACGCTCCCAAGAGGCGACGGAGACGGGCTCGACATGAACCGAAAGCTCCCGGACCTCCTGCCAGCTCGTCTCGCCGCCGCCTGACCCATCATCGCCGATCACCGCCTGGTCGAGCGCCACCTGGCGATTCAACATCCCGGGGTCCAGAAAGAGCGGCGCCATCAGAGCCGTACCCGGCGATAGGGCGCGATCAGATGCTCCGCGAGCGCGGGGCGCAGCGCCGGCTGCATGTCGCGGGAAACCAGAGCACGGGCCTCGTAGCTCGCCGCGACCAGCATCTTCAGCGCCAGCACCAGATCGGACGGGCGATCCGCATCGGCAAAGCCCGCCTGAAAGGTGATCTCGACGCCGTTCGCCGCGCCCTGGATGACCGGCTCGGCCAGACGAAACGCTTCAGTCCCGCGCGGCCGTTCGGCGATCGCCTCTTCCGCCGTGTAGACGGTGGGCGTTCCGTCAGTCGCATAGGCGGTTACGGATTCCACGGTGATCAGCGGCCGCCTGGTGGCGACGATCCAGCCGTCGAGCGGCACCGGATCGAGGATCAGCCGAAAGCTGCGGACCATCAAGGCAAGGTCCGTCTCCCGTTCGATCGCCTCGCGGCCGGCGCGAATGAGGTCGGCGATCAGATCGTCCTCGTCGTCGCGCTCGATCCGCGCCCAGCTTTTCGCGTCGGCAAGACTCAGCGGCTCCTCGGCGCCGCCGAGATCGATGATCGTCATGGAGGGGCCTCCGAAAAGAGAAAGGCCCGGCGTGAAGGCCGGGCCCGATAGGTTTCTTGAGCGAATTGCGGATCAGGCGGAGAAATCGAGGAACTTCGCCGCGTCGAAATCCTGGATGCCGCCGCCCACGCGCTTGGTCGTGTAGAAGAGGACATAGGGCTTGGCCGAATACGGATCGCGCAGCACCCGCACACCCTGGCGGTCGACCACGAGATAGAAGCGGGCGAAATCGCCGAAGGCGATCGCATGCGCGCCGGTGGCGATATCGGGCATGTCCTCGGCCTCGACCAGCGGAAAGCCCATCAGCGTCGCCCGCGCCCCTGCCGAGGCCGGCGGCTGCCAGAGATAGTTGCCGTCGGTGTCCTTCAGCTTGCGGACCGCGGCCTGCGTTCGGCGGTTCATCACGAAGCTCGCATTCTGGCGGTAGCCCGCCTTCAGCGCATAGACGAGGTCCACCAGGGCATCGGCGGCTTCGCCAGTCGCAAAAGCGCCATCGGCCCCCGTCGAGACGGTGCCGACCGAACCCCAAACCCAGCTTGCTTCGTCGACCGTCGGATAGGTCATGAACCCCCGAGGCTTGCTCGACCCGTCGCCGATCACGAAGGCCGCGCCCTCCTGGGCGGCGAAGGCCTGCTCCACCTCCTCGCCGATCCAGCGATCGATATCGACCGCCGCGTCGTCGAGAAGGGCCGCCGTCGCCGCCGGCATGGCATAGAGTTCCATTGTCGGGAAGGAGAGTTCGGCAAGCTGCGGCGCGGTGGTCTGGGGCCGCGCCGCGGTCTCCGTCACCCAGCCGGTCTGCGCGCCGGAGATGGCGAACGGCTTCTTCAGAACCGCGGTCGAGACGGTCCGGACCGTGGCGATCGAACGGATCGGCGAGACCGCCGTCAGCCGGCGGCCGATTTCAGTCTCGGTCTCGTCGGGCACCAGGAAGCCGCCATCGGCGCCGGTGAGGCTCGACATCGCCTTTTCCTCGAAGCGGCGCAGAGGGCCCTCGTCGCCGCCGCGCACATAGCGCTCGAAGGCCTGCTTGTGTTCGCTGAAAGGCTGGCCGCGCCGTTCGCCGTCACCCCCCAGCGCGGGGCGCATCTCCTTGAGCGTCAGGCGCTCGATCCGCCGGTTCTGGGTGTCGAGCGCATCGGCGATCCGGTCCACCTTGTCGCGGGTCACGACGTCGGACTGCATGCGCTGTTCGAGTTCGGCAAGCCGCGCATCGTTCGCCTCGCGAAAGCTCTCGAAGGTCCGCATCATCTCGTCGTGCAGCCCGGCAGCTTCCGGGTCGATCGTCTTCGTCTCGAACCCGATGGCGTTGTCGTCCATGTCATATCTCCTGATTGGAAGGATCTGAATTCTCGAAAGCCGGCCCTCAGGCCGCCGCGAGCCGGCCGGCAGACCGGGGAAGCCGGGCCCGCACCGCCCCGGGCGTGATCCGGGCGCGCTCCTGCATCGGAAAGGTCACGAGCGAGACCTCCCACAAATCGACGGTGACGAGGCGCCGCGCCGCCCTGCCCTGGCCGCGCCGCGCGAGCCGAGTGCGAAACCCGATCGACAGACCGTCCAGCGCCCCGGCTGCGACCAGCGCAGCCGCCTCGCGCCCGCCCTGGGTGTCGAGCGCGAATTCGCCGTGCACTCTCAGCCCCGTCCGGTCCTCGACGATGTCGAGCCAGCGGCCGATCGGACGACCGGGATCGTGCTGCCACAGCATGCGGATGTCGCGCGGCCGGCGCCTCATCAGGGAGGCGGCGAAGGCGCCCGGCTCGATCGTATCGCCGGAGAGGTCCGGCGACCCGAAGATCGCCGCATAGCCGGTAAAGCGTCCCGGCAGATCAACGCTCGACGCCATAGCCGACGGCCTCCCGCTTCTCTTCCCGTGTCAGGAAGTCTGCCGCACCGACCCGCGCCCACAGCGCCTCGCGTTCGGCGCTCAAGCCCTCGACCTGATCAAGATCGATGGAAAGCTTCAGTTTGGGAGAACCCGCATGGGCCGCCAACCAGTCGCCCAGGGGGCCGATGATGCGCTTGATCATCGGCAGGACCGTCAGCCGGTAGAGCGCCCGGTTCGCTTCGGCATAGTTCGTGTAGGTCGCGTCCCCCGGAATGCCGAGCAGCATGGGCGGCACGCCGAAGGCGAGCGCGATGTCGCGCGCCGCGCCGTTGCGGGCTTCGACGAAGTCCATATCCTTCGGCGAAAGGGCCATCGCCTTCCAGTCCAGGCCCCCTTCGAGCAGAAGGGGTCTGCCTGCGCGTGCCGCCCCGGAATAGCCGGTTTCGAGCTCGGTCTTCAGCCGGTCGAACTGATCGGGCGAGAGATTCCCGCCGCCCTCGGTCTTGTAGATCAGCGCACCGGAGGGCCGCGCCGAATTGTCGAGCAGCGCCTTGTTCCAGAGCGCCGCCGCATTGTGGAGGTCGAGCGCCGTCTGTGCCGCGGCGAGCGGGGGATAGCCCTCATGGTCGGCGAGCGGGTGAAACAGTTTGAGCGCCAGCAGCCTCGCCGGCGCGTCGCCGGCCGCCTCGGCCGGGATGCGCCGAAGGGCCGACCCGACCCGATACTCATAGGCCTCCGGCCAGCCGTCAGGGTCCTCGATCACCCGCACCCGGTCCGGGCGTAAAACGTGCAGAGCCTTGAGCGCTCCCTCCAGAACGACCGCTTCGACATAGGTCTCGCCGGAGAGAAGCAGATGGCCGCAGACCGTCTCGATAAAGGCCGCACCGTCATTCATCGGATTCGGCTGCCGCATGAGGTCGAGAAGCGGATGATCCGCGACTTCCTTCTCGTCCTCGTAGAGCAGCAGCGGGATCGCCGCCGCCGCCTCGCTGATCAGCCGCACCGAGCGATAGACGATCGGGTTGCGCATGAAGCCCGAGCGCGAGAGCGCCGCATAGGAGCGCTGCGTCCAGGTGCCGTCGCCGGCTCCCGTGAAGACCAGAGCACCGGCCACCGTCCCCATGGATTTCTGCTCGTCCGGTCGGGCCGCGCTCGAAGAAGCGGGCAGCCGCGCTGGCCCGCCGCCGAGCCAGTCGGCGATGGATCGCACCAATCCCATGCGTGCCTCCTGATTGTCGTGAAGAAGGCGGCCGCGGCCGCCAATCTCGCTAAAGCCCGCGAATGCGGGGTTCCTCGCCGCGCCCGGAAAGCGCCGTCACGGCCCAGACCAGCGCGTCCAGCCGGTCGGGCGACCGCCCGCCGCTGAGACCATCCGGGCCGAAATCCGCCATCTCGTCCTCGAGCTCCGGAAACCGCCCGGCATGGCGCACACGCCCCTGCTGATAGAGCGCCGCGACAGGCTCCGCACGCACCCACTTCCCCCGGCTTGCCCGCACCGCCTGAAACGGGATCGTGGGAGCTGCGGCCCTGAGCACCGCTTCCACCATGTCGCCGCCCTGGTTCACCTCGGCGACGATCCGGTCGGCTTCGAGTTCGTCATGGAGCGCGATCGCAGCGTTCGCCCATTCATGCGGCTTCGCGCGCTGTCGGCTCCGGTCCGCAAGAACGAAGATGGTCCCTTCGCCATCGCGGCCCGCCGCGACGATGCCGCAGGCGTCCGAGCGCTTGGTGGCGCTCGCCGGCGGATCGATCGCCACCACGATCCGGCGAAGCTCGGGGGCCGCATCGCAGCGATGCCGTTCGATGAGCTCCAGGTCGAACAGCGCGTCCTGGCGGGCCGAGAGGATCACGCCGTCGAGTTCCTGCCGCCCGAGCCGCGTCCCGCCATACCGTTCCCGCATGGCGGCCATGAAGCCGGGCGCCAAATGGGCAGCGTTCTCATCGGTCCGCATATGCGTGGTCACCGTCGCCGGATCGTCCATCAACCGCTTCAAGAGCGGGATCGGCCGCGGCGTGGTGGTGAACAGCACGCGCGGCCGTTCGCCCAGCCGCAGCCCGAATTGCAGATTGTCGTAGCAGGCCTCGCCATGCACCCATTTCGCCAATTCGTCGCCCCAGGCGAGATCGAACTGATAGCCGCGCAGCGCATCGGGGTCTTCCGACGAAAAGATCTGGGCGATCGCACCGTTGGAAAACACCAGCCGCCGCCGGCTCGCCTCGAAAACCGGCTTCAGACTGCGCGACACCGCCAGCAGCCCGCTTTCGCCGTCGATCATCACTTCCCGCGCATCGGCCAGCGTTTCCGCGATCAGGCCGACACGCCCGTGCGGCCGGGTGGCAAACGGCGCCTCGCCCGCCACCATGGCCTTTACCCATTCCGCCCCGGCCCGCGTCTTGCCGGAGCCGCGCCCGCCGATGATCAGCCATTGCCGCCAGTCTCCTTCGGGCGGAAGCTGTGCCGGCCGCGCCAGAGCCGTCCAGGGCGGCGAAGCCATGGCCAGCACCGAGGCGCCATATTCGCCGACGACTTCGGCCGCCCAGTGCCAGAACTCGGCATCGCTCAGCGGTCCGGAGACGCAGGTGTCCGCCGGATCATCGGCTCCGGCTCTCTTCTTCGCACTCATCCGCGCCGTGACCGGCCGGCCGTCGCGCTTGACCGCGCTCGCCGTTTGGCGGGCGCCTTGCCACCCGACGCGTCCCCGCCGAACAACCCGCCGCGCCCCGTTCGCCGGGCGTCGAGCTGTCTGAGCCGCGCCATCAATTCGTCGCGCAGCCGCAGCGTTTCGGTTTCGCTCCCCTCGTCCGTCTCGCCTTCCTGGCGTCGAAGCTCGAGAAGCTTCTCCAGGGCCCGGGTGAGCATGATCAGCGCGTCGGCGCGCTCCTTCAATCCGGCCTTCGGCCGCGGAGCGCCCTCGATAGGATCAATGTCTCCGACCTGCTGCAATTCCAGATACGCGATTTCCTTTTCCAGAAAGGTGAAAAGCCGGTCCGACAAGAGCGCCGCCATCTGACCCCCGAACGCCTTCATCCCCGAAAGCCGCGTCTCTCCATGAGGAAAATAGCGGTCCGGACATGAAAAATGCGGCCCGGGAAGACCCGCGCCGCCGACAGTTTTTCGACTATGCCTGCACCCTAACCGAAGACCGTGACGCCGTCAAGGAATATTTTCCCAATTATATACTTTACAAAGCAGGTGCCATATGCGATAAGAAGGTCAAGGAGTTACCGCCATGACCACCGATTTGCTCAATCCGATCTTCACCGACAACGACGCCGCTCGCGAGCATTGGGAGCGCATCCGTTGGCCGAACGGGCCAATCTGCCCTCATTGCGGCAACATCGATAGGACGAAACTCACAGAGCTTACGGGCAAGGCTCACCGCGCCGGCCTCTACCAGTGCAAGGAATGCCGCAAGCAGTTCACCGTTACGGTCGGAACCGTTTTCGAGCGCTCCAAAATCCCTCTGAACAAGTGGCTTTTGGCGACCCACCTTCTCACGTCCTCCAAGAAGGGCATGAGCGCCCATCAGATCCACCGTATG